ATCAAAACCATGGATTCTCTCGATGACTTTGAGGTGGTGCAGCGATTTTTCATGTCGCAGTATCTGGACAACCCCGTAATCTCGACAGGTCGCGATGCCATGTTGGCAACATGGGTGCACCTTGCATCTGCTCCTACCCGGGTGGAGCAGGAGGAACGTCTCAGCCGAGTCGCACGTAGACACCTCCCTTTTCTGAGGGCTGTGGGAAAGGCGCAAAGGACCGGACGGGCCCTGGTCGGCCTCAACCCCGAGGATTACGAGCGAACCTTGGCCGAACTGCCTGCCCCACCTCTCGAAGATGCCCCAGTGAGAGCCGCCGTTGTGGAGCACATGGACCATGTGCGTCAAGCTCTGGAGGAGAAAACCGGTGGTCTCCCCGGTTTTCGTGCGTGCTTTGAGACGGCCATGCCCCCGATGGGGAACAAGTGGTACAGCCTGTGGGCGGAACTTGACAGGGTGGTTGCGTTCATCACGACAGAGGTCGCCGTGTCTCTGAAGGACGTAGTTGAGATGAAATGGGGAGAGGGAACCCTTGTGGCCGACAAGAACCATGTCGCTCTTCTGGGATGCTTGTGGGATGAGGATCTTTTGCTGACGTGGGAACAGCTTCTCATGTTCAAGGACCTATGCTTCTCTCGGTACCAGGTGATTGCGGCCTGCACTTGGATGCACCCCGACAGAGATCAGCTTTCGTACCTCGCGGAAAAACAGTGGACATGGCAAATGAAGTGTTTGACGCGACACGGAAACAAGGGGTACGAAGTTGCCAAGTGTACCGAGGAACTGTCCAAGGCTTACATGTCATACACCACAGACCCGCTGTTCGGGGAGGACGGTCCATTCCTTCGGTTTGTGGAGAAGGTGAGAGACCGTGAGAGGGGGTGGGGGACTGCCAACGGTTTCTTAGTGGACGAGTATGTGGAGATACTAGGAGAGACGAGGGGGATGATCGATATCGTGGAGCTGTTTGGGCTTCAGAAGATGTGCGGGCACCCTCTTATAGACCCTCGGCTGGGGGGGCTGTCAGCAGCGGGCGAGGCGCGCGTGAGGGACAAAACCACGTTTGAGAGCGCAACTCGAATCAAGAACAATTTCTGCAGGATCTATCTTGCGGCGTATGTGGCCAAGCACGGGAAGTGGCCTCCCTTGTTGTTCTCTGATGTTCCGGGCAAGCCGAAGGGACACACAACCGCTCTCCAAAGGCTCCACAACATTCAATACCGGCATTTGACCCTCAGCAGCTACCCCCTCAGCGACTGGGACCATTGCGTGTTCAAGAAGCACCAGGAATTTGACTACCATGACAACTTTCTCGACCTCATGGATGACAAGTCCATCTCGTACTACCGGTCCCAGAAACATGCAACATGGGACAGGAACGTGCCCCTGACCAGCAACAAACGTCTCCTGCTGGAGATGATCAGCAGACGAGAGATATCCCCTCGAGAGGTTGTGCGCCAGGTGATGGCACGCGCCATTCCGCTCGACTGGTTCATTGTGTCGCTTTACCCAAAGGAGCGGGAGTTCAAACTGGCGGCGCGTATGTTCTCCATGCTGGTCTTCGAGGTGAGACTGTACTTCGCCTTGACAGAAGCCAACCTGGCAGACAGTATCTTCCCCTACCTTCCTCAGCAGACGATGACAAAGGACAAGGTGTCTGTTCTGCGCACGTTCGGAGATGTGACGCGTCCCATCTCCGATTCCAACAGAGTGCGGTTCTTTGTGGAGGCGGATCTCAGCAGGTGGAACCTACGTTGGCGCGCCCTAACGGTGCACATGGTGGGGGACGTCATAGACCAGATCTTCGGCCTGACAGGTGTGTTCACATTTGTACATGAATTTTTCGAGAAATGCTTGATTCTGGTACGGGCCCCTGACATACGTCCTCTAGAGGTCGAGAAAATGACCCCGCCCGAGTCAGAAACGCTGTGGTACAACCACGTGGGGGGGTTCGAAGGAATCACACAAAAGCTGTGGACGGTGTGCACGTACAGCATGGTTGACTTGGCCCTTCACGGACTCCCTGTAACGTATGTCCTCATAGGGCAGGGAGACAATCAGGTGCTTGTCATCACTGTGTCGCTGAAACACGGTGAAGCCCCAGAGCAAATCGCTCGGTTCACACGGACCATCATCATGCAGCGCCTCAAGGAAGAGTGCGAACGGACCAACCAGAACCTGAAGGCCGAGGAGTGTCTCGAGTCAGGCACTGTCTTGACGTACTCCAAGGACACATATGTGAACGGGGTGGACTACCACACAACCCTCAAAGCCCACAGCCGCATGTTTCCTAACTCGTCCTCAGATTTTCCCAGCGTGGCAACGGATATCGGAGCAGTATTTGCAGCAGGGCTCGCGGGGGCAGAGCGGACCCGCTTTCCGCTTGGGAGCTACGCCCTTTCTGTCCTGCACTCCTTGACGTACCTGGTGCGCACCTATCAGGGACGCGGTGTGTACGGGAAAGACGTCAACCGGGCTCTCAAGCCAATTCTTCCTTCCTCTCCCTCCCCTTCTGACTTTCTCCCTTTACTCTGGCTTCCGTCAGAGCTGGGAGGAATGTCCGTCCAGGGCCCTGCTGCTTTTCTCTACAAGGGGGGGTCTGACCCGCTGTCGCGGTCCTTGTCGTCTGTCGTCTTGCTGGGAAGGTTGTTTCCCCTCCATCCGGTCTATGGGAGGGTTCTACGCGATGCCCAGGAGGGTCGTTTTCTCAACCCTACCCCTCGGATGACGTCTCTCATCATGGACCCCTACGGCTTGCCCATCCGCAAACCTGCAACCCCTGCTGACCGTGTCGCCAACGCAACTCTCTCTGCACTGCGTCCGGGAGTGGTAAACCGCGACCTGGCAGAGGTTATGTCGACAGACTGTACAGCTTTCGGAGAAGGCCTAATGGAGCATCTGTCTCGCATGACCCCTTTCAATCCGCTCGTTGCCCATGACCTGTACGACTGCTCCGTGGCAGGAATTGTGGACACACTCAGCAGGCTGCTTACCTCCACGCGTACCATCCAGACGTTCGTGCGTAGGGGGGGGTCACGCATTGTCGAGACGTTGATGTCCCAGGAACGAGCCACATGGGAGTACTTGGCCACCCGAATTGCCTCCTTCCCGCATACAGCCCCTGTCGTTAGTGAGTCAATCTTCACCTTGTGCACCCGGCTGCGGTCGTCGTGGAAGAGAGGAGGGGGAAAGGAACCGGTCGGAGTTACGACGTATCACCCGTTAGACTTCGACGTGGTATGGGGCGTGCCTGCTCTGGCGGAGACGGGGATCAGTGTCCTTCTGCAGGCAGACAATGACCCTTTGTACACACGGGGCTCCCACGACCCGTACCTAGGCTCGATGACTCGAGAGAAGCGCTCCGAACACGGATATCGGATCATAGGACATGATACTGCTTCCGCCAGTTTTCGAAAGCTTCAACTCATCGCCTCCCAGATACAAGGAAGTCCAGAGGTTGTTTCTCTTGTTGACGTTATTGGTCTCACTCGTAGCAACACTCTCCTCTCCCCACTAAGCATGCGCCTCACAGCGGTCGTAGGGGGCACAGTTGGACACCGTTATGCCTCGCGTCTCGGACATCTTGCGGCATATCTCCTCGGATGTTTTTGCCTGGCCTCCAACGCCGTCATTTCGTCTGACAACGCCGGGTGTATAAGCGGCGGGGAGGTAGACTACCCAGTCATGGTACAGGAGTACTTCCTGACCCTTCTTGGGTATTTACACCTACGGTCTCTGTGCGCTCCCAGCGGCACCACCGATGTGGGCACGATTTGCATCGGTGGGCGCCCGCTGGTACCGGCCGATACACGTCCTGTTGTTCTGGAAGGAGAGACGACGCTTGTTCCCTTTTCCCTGCCAGGCAACAACCTTGCCTTCAAAGAAGAGATGGAACTTCAACACAACCGAAGCTTGTTCTCGTCGGCAGGGTTCGCCTCGTATGCCCTGAGGGGGACGCTTCGGCGGTCTCCTTCTATCGCTCGAGAGGTCCTGGTGGCGTGGGTTCGGTCCTGCTTGCGTGCGCGAAGTGCTGCTCGAGCCATTGCGGACTCTTCTACCTCTGTCACATTCGCATCATTGGACCTCGCGGAAACAGTGGCAGTCGGACTGACGCGTCTAACGTATGCGATGGGGGTAGCAATCGCAGAAGAGGGCCTGTACAACCTCTGGAGATCGGCCCACCACCGAAGCGTGCGGTGGAAGTTACGACCATTTATCTGGAAACTGTCGGAGGCCCTCGCGTCCGTTGCTCTTGAACACGTGGGGCATCCGTCGCTCGCTCGGGATGCTCTGTGCGTCCGGTACGGGTTGCACACCCCCCCTCGCTACGTGGGAGGCACCAGTCAGTTGCGTCTCAAAATGACAGGTGTGATAGCAAGGTGCGCGGAGCGCCAGGTTCGTATGCGCAACAGCTACCTCTATTCGCAACGAATGGCTGTGTTCGCATCTGATGCTGAGCTCAGCGCCTCCGAAGTGACCTACAAGGCGTTGTGCACCGCGCTACACAGGGGGTGGATATCAGGAGCCATCACAAAGGAAGATGTGGCTTTTCTAATGGTGAAATTTATCATGCCTCTGGGATCGTCAAAAGAAACGGAGGAGTCGCGGGTGACGGAGGCACAGGCCCTGGCATACGGGATAGCCGGATGGGCTGAGAGAAAAGGGGCACACGACCTTGGTGCTGATCTTCTTCGTTTGGGAGGAGGGGGGCGGTTAATTCTCTATCCTATCGCCGTCGAAGAGGCTCTTCGAGACATGCGCAAGGGACACGAATGGGGCCTTGCCCTTGTGTCGTCAGCGCTGCCGCACAGAAACGGTGTGCTTCCTGTCGTCGCTCCGCTTCCTGCCGCTTGGACAACCCCCCCTGTAACCGCCTTGTCAGGCTGGCGCACGGTGTCGTGCCCAACAGTTGGAGGGGATGTCTACTCTTCGCAGATAGAGGCCGCACGCGGGCGTGTCCATGGGACTCTCTCCATGGCGCACTACAGTTTCACATCTCTGTCCCGCCATGTGGGCGAACGTGATGTGCTCGTGGTGGGGTCCGGACATGGAGCAGTGGCGCGTCTGTGCCTCGAGGTGGGAGCACGAGCCGTGTACGGGCTCGACCTCGCTCGAACCCTCCCGATAGAAGGGCACAATTTCCGGTGGTACAAGCCCCCCATGGTCATGGAGTCCGCCGAGGCAGAACGCTACACACAGCTGCCCGAGAGCTTCGTGACTACAGGAAACTGGTACGACCCTCACGTGTCCGGGCGAGTCCTCTCCGGCTTGCTCCCCTCAACCGTCGTTGTCATCGACATTCAGGCAGGGGATACCACTCCCTCCCTTGCAGTGCTTGCTCCCCTCATTGAGCATGAGTGGCGAGCACGTGTCGTGGTCAGAATATACGCCACCAAGCACGAGGCAGAGCTCCTAATGACGGACATAAGCTGCGGCGGGGGCACAGTCGAGGCGTACCTCGGTGCACCCCCTCGAGCTCTCGAGCTCCCCCAGTCTTTCGTTTTTCACATTACTTCTCTCCCTTCCTTTCCCTGCATTTCTCCCTCTTCCGCCGTTCATCTCACTCTCCTTTCGTACCCTGTGCCCGAGATGCCTTTTATGGGAGGGGGAAAGGAGTACCTCGTCAGTGCTTTGGTCCACTTTTCCGTCCCGGCAGAGAACATGACCGTCGCAGAGGCTCGCGCGCATGTCGGAGATGCCGTCGTGGCGTCGCACGGGGACTACCTGTCCCGTCCCTCGTATGCCCATTGGTCCCTCCTCCTTCATTCTCTTGTTGCGTGCGATTTCGTCCTTTCGTCCCCGCGAGCTCGTCTGCGCACCATAGCACGGTTGTCCCAAGGTCTTTCCGTCGCCGTCACCGTTGGGCGTAGGACGTTCACCGTATCGCCCTCCGTGCCCCTCGTTCGTCATCTCTGCAAGGTGGCCGCGCGTCTCTGCTAGATATTGCCTTCCTTCCCCGGTGCATTTTATCAAAACCGTCGGCTCTGGTTTTTCGTTCTTTTCCCCCTTCGGCTTTAGGTGAACTCACCCATGCCTCCCCAGCGCAAGCGCCAGACAGAAATGGGTGCCCCACCAGAAACCAACGGTCTTGATCTGGCAGGAAGCCGAGCAACATCACCCGGGACAAAGGGTGGCAAGAAATGAGATTGGGAAGTCTAATGATCAATGCGTT